TTGGCTGTACAGAACATGGTTCGTAATAGGCGGTTGAGCCGCCACATCGTGGATGAGGGATGGGGGGGGTTTCGACGGCAGATCAATTATAAGGCGGTCATCTTTGATGACGTGGTCGTTGTTCATGATCGTTTTTACGCTTCGTCGAAGACCTGTTTTTTGTGTTGTGAAAAGAGGGCTAAGTTAAGCCTATCCGAGCGTACCTTCAAGTGCGCCTGCGGTTGGGAAATTGACAGAGATGTCAATGCCGCTTTGAACTTACTACCGTGGGTTACACGGGAAGTTACGCTTGTGGAGAAGGAAGCGCTGGTTTTGGCATTAGCTGAAACGAAACTGCCTTTGATGAAGCAGGAACTAACCCCTACGCCTTTGTGCGTGGGGGAAAGGTATCAGAAGGCCTAGTGGAGATCCCTAAAGAAATTCAGGACTTGCTGGACAAACTCGGGGTGGACCCTGGGGCCTGGGGTGAGATGGAAGGGCACGCTGCCACTCCTCCCCTGATGCAGCGTCAGGCTGAAACTCTCGTCAAGCTCCGCACCTTCCTGGAGACTATGGTGGCCCAGGATCAGGCCGCATTGTCGGGGCTGCATGAACAGTTGGCCCGACTGAAACACGGTGGGGGATCCTGATGGCGAACTCGTGGGGAACACTGACGTTTGAGATCCCGGACTTTCTGGATGACATCCGAAACGCAATCAACAGCGTGGCCGAATGGATGGTTGCGGTGTTGGACATCGCCCTGCTCGCTCTGAACTTCATCAAGGCGTTTCTGGTTGGCTTCCTCGATCCAATTATTGCATTGGTGCAGGCCCTCATTGATGAGATCAACGCTCTTCTCCGGGACTTGAGGCAGTTAGGGTTATACCTGACGGGGGATTGGAACCTCTTGGAGGATCCCGACACGTTGAAGGGCGGCTTCCAGGAGTATGAGCGGAGGATGATCGCCCGCCTCACGGATAGGACGGATCCGTCACGCCCTGACGTTTCCGCAGCGACCACCGTCCTGTCCATGTTCTTCTATGTGTCCGTGGACCTGTCCGAGTGGGAGCGGCTTGACCGCACCATCAGGATGTTGCTCGCCTACTTCAAGCAGTTCCCCGCCCTGGCTAGTTCTCATCCTGCCGTAGCAATCACGGAGGTTCTGTACGGGGCATCCGCAGCGAATTTGATGGACTTCGGAGACATTGGGGCCTTTTTCACGAAGGAGAGTACACCTCCTGCACTGGCTCTGGTGAAGTGGCGGGTCGACAAAGCCTTCAAGGGTGATGCGTTTTTGCCCCCGATCTCCATTCCTCCAGGCGGCTTCATCGTTACGGTGTCCACGGTGCCCGAGGGCATCCCCATCGTGTATGACCGTCCTCAGGGGGACCAGGATAAGAAGAAGGTGCCGGGCACATCCACGTTGGCGCAGCCCCGAGAGTATGGGCCGGTGCTGATGTCCGATGGTCGTCCCCTCATTCTGTACGGTGGGGGGGAGATGATCTATCCGGTCCCTGCCTCTATGACTTACAACTGGGGGATCAAAGACGGGGCGTTGGTTGATGGGGCAACCCGAGTTTATGGTCTGCTGGGATCGGGGAGGACACCAATCCCAATCGACCTCCTGAAGAACGGGGACGACTACTATCTCCAGCGGACCTTCTGGGTGTCCCCCAAGGCCGTTGGAGGGGCCTTTGCTACCGGGGAGTACTCCATCCTTCTGAAGGGTGAGGAAATGCCACGTGCAGCCCATGTCGTAGCCGACTCGGGTGGGGAACTTCAGTTCGTGGATGATGGCCCTGCTGCGACCCTTTACGTCCGGGTGGCGACCTGTTCCAAGGCCGTGGCCAACTCCGGGGCCTTCCGATATCAGTTTCAGGAGGGGACGAAGAGCATCACGGGGCAACCCATTCAGGTGGGGGTCAGTTCTGATGGGGTGGAGGAGGGCAAATCTCCCACGGATATCGGATCCTTCAGCAATCCCCAGCAGATCGTGTTTGCGAACACCAACACCAAGGAGTACCTGGATGCTCTGCGGGTGGCCCTCCTGGTGCTTGTGTTGGTGCGCCCCGACCTACAGCCGCTGGATGAGATTGAGGGGACGGTGTCTACCGAGACCTTCGAAAACCTCAAGTCCAGCAAAGTCATCACCGAGGGGTTGGCCCTCGGCTACTGCGGGTTGGAGTCAGTTCAGCATCTGACGGGTGTGGTCTATGACCAGAAACTGTCCTACGCTGATGCCATGAAGGTGTCGGACGCTACCGTGTTGACTTTCCGTCAGGATCTCATTGCTCGGATCAACCTGGCAGCCCATGACATCTACAGCAAGACTGGCCCAATGCCCGACGTTGAGGCTACCGTAGTCAGTGGAACCAAGTTCCTCCGCACGGCAACGTGGGGGGACATCCTAGATGCAGTTCATCCTGAGGTGACATCTGATGGGAAACCTAGCGGCTGGGCTGCTTTCCTGGATCTGACACTGTGGGAGTCTCTGGAGAGTTCCGATCCGAAGATTGGTGTTGCTCGGAACCCTCTGTCCGTTCTTGGGGGGCTTGAGGATGTGGCACGGAGTCTGATGGGTAACCCCGATGTTACCCTGGATCGGGATCCCCACATGCAGGACGGGCTGGTAGATGCAAACGCTGGGAAGTGGGACAATTACAAATTCATGGAGATGGCTTTCGGGTCCAAGGAGGAACTCCAGACCTTCTTGAAGGAGTGCCCACCAGGGCTGCGGAGCATTTACGAGCAGTGTGTCGTGCAACCTGACAATAAGGACATTGCCGTACCCGACGATTGGTTCCACCGGGTGGATACATCAGACATGGCTGAGAGGCACGTAGGTTCAGCGGATCTTTCCCCTGTGTTCTTTTATGGTCCCCCTATCCCCGACAAGATGATGTACTGTCGAGGGTTGTTCGTCAAATCAGATCTCGTGACGGCACAGGATGCCAGCAAGGGAAGAATCCTCCAACAGGCATCTCTTGCCCTGCGTGTGGCGGGGGCGGCAATTCGCAGACCCCTGTCCGATGGGGAGTGGCTGTTCGTTCGGTGGTTTGACACGATGCCCGGTTTGGAAGACTTCCTGGCTTCCCTGGCAAACTGGATGGAGGCAATCAGGGCATCCCTTCAGTCCATTATAGATACGATCCGAAAGTACATCGAGTACCTTGAGGCCCGAATCGTGGACCTACAGCAGTTGATCCGGCGGATCAATGCACTGCTTCAGTCTATCCTGGGTTTCACCTTCCAGATCCCCTCATGTTCCGTGTTGACGATGGTGTCCAATGGGACGGGCGGGGTTTTGTCTGACCTGATCACGGCGGACAACAAACCCAGCGACACGCCGTTGGCCTACGGGGGTGGTGTCGCAGTGGTGATTCCTCTGTTCCCCAGTTTCGTCCTGTTAGATTTGTTGTTGGCCTTTTGGCACCCCAAATCAGGGAAGCCAGATGGTCCCATGGGTGAGGATCCGACAACCGTGGAGGGGATCAACGGTGTTCCTGTTGTCCCATCAGATCCTGTTGTTCCTGATGTTTTGTAGGAGATAATCATGCCCAGCTTTTCCAAGTTGTGTGTGTGGCCGCTCGGGTATTTCCGAGCTTACTCAAGCTGGTTGCTTAAAAACCGCCGCACTGTGTCACAGCGGATCAATGTCATCAATGCCGAGGTTGAACGGATCGGGGTGGTCAAAGTCACATACAGGGCCGTGGAAGCAAACGGAGAGGTTCGTCGGACGGAGGAACGGACTGGCCTCTATGTGACTCCCGGCTCGGCCTTGGGCAAATTGTTTCGAGCCTACGTTGCTCAGGGGGGTGATCCTCTTAGCATCTCGCCCTTTACTTATCCTGAGACCAATGACATGACGCAGGGGAATTCCGAGCAGGATGCGGTGGTGCAGGAGGAATACCCCTTTGGCGGAGTCGTAGCCCCTCAATCGGCAGCCCCCAACGATCCGATTTCCTCTGATCAATCCCCTGGTTGGGGTGGTCATCCCGGAGGTTATCTCCAGTCAGATGCCTACTACCCGGCTCGCCAAGGTGGCCGGATCGACCCCGGTTCTTATGACCATGAGGGGGTCGTGAAATCGATGCGGCAGATGCGGGAGTGGGCTAATCAAGATTTGAAGGAACGCCAGGATCTGGAGTGGCGGATTGTCAAGCTCTGTGACCTCAGAGAGCAGCTTGTGAAGGAGCGGGACGAGGTGCTCGTTCAGGCCTTCGGTGGTGCTCTGGGTGGGGTGGGGCCGTTCGACCCGACCCGGTTTGACGAGACGTTGATGGTGCAAAACGTCATTCAGGACATGTATCAGATTCTGTACCAGTCAGATGAGACGGGGCGGGTCACTTTTGAACCCAGCGACGAAATGCCCTTTCTCCAGTTCACCTTCCCGAATGAAGCGTCAGAGGTGGGGAGGGACATGTTGGGTTGTTAGGCGGTGTTTCCTCTATATTTTAGATCCTGTGGCACCTTGATGGAGAGAGCATGTCCCAAGATTTCCAACTGGCCTGGCCTTGTCCGCATCTGACTGTAGAGGAGTACATTCCTCTTGGACCGGATCGGAGATCTTTGGCCACCAAGCAGCCTGTGGCTAACACAGGCACCATCAGGATCCTTGCCAACGACGAGTTCTACATCCCCAACTCAGGGATGTTTTCACAAGCCGAGTTGATGAGTGCTGTGTCCGGTCCTTATGACATCATCCCCGGTGAGAACAGTTTCACGGTAGAGACCTCGGCGGGTTCCCAGACGTTCGTTTTTGCTGTTCAGGCAGTGACAAGGTATACGGCGAAACAAGTTGAGGCGTTGTTCCAGAAGGTTAGCACCGGAACCGTCCTCATTGGGACAAGCAACAGCCACCTTTCCTTCACGGACACTGCTGCGATTGGGGATGCCTCCTACGTGGCCGTCAGCGGGACCGCTGCAGGCGCTTTGGGGTTCGGGGCGGCGGGGGTCAACTCCTACCAGCGGCGGGCCATAGGACGGCGTTTGTTTCCCTCCTGGAACATTTACACACCAGGCGGAGCAATCACGGCCAGGTACCCCCGGTTCACGTCACCTATCACAATGGGTGACCCCGTGTTTAAGGTGACGTATTCGATGCCGGGTAACCGCTGCCTCAGGTGTGGCGCTACCTATGTCGAGAACGACATCCGGTTCGCAGCCAGCGGTCAAAGCCTGATGGTGGCTAATGAGGATCTGCTCTATCAAGCGGCCCTCAAGATTCTACTGACGGACAAGGGTTCTAATCCCTACCATCCCTGGTACGGAACGGACCTTCGTTCTCGGATTGGTTCGAAGACCGTTTCCGGTGTGGCGACCTTGATTAATGAGGACGTGCGGAAAGCGTTGGCCAAGTATCAGTCCCTCCAGACGGAGCAGGCCAAGTTCCAGCAGGTCACCTACAAGGAACGTCTCTACTCCGTGACCAATGTGACGGTCTCTCCGCACACGCAGGACCAGACCACCTTCATGATCGACGTGACAGTTCAGAACGCTTCTTCTGACCCAATCCATCTGAACATCGTCTACACGGTGCCTGGAGTGGTGGCTCTGATGGGATCCAACGGGTTAATGTTAGGGGCAAAGACCGCAGGACTTGAGAACCAGCCCAACCCGTTTTCAGGAGGCAACTGATGGCGACAACTCCCAAGTTCCTGGCCCCCGATGGGCAGTATCGGGAGAACTACGTTTTCACCACAGACGTCTCCTACCGCTTCTTCTCGGGGCAGATGGATGCGGACACGGCGGACATGCAGGTTTCGCTTCGGGGCGGGGCCTTTTCGTCTAATCCTGATTACATCCAGTTCGAAGGTACGACCTTCACGATCCCGAATCCTTCAGCCTTCCCGGACGGACTCCAGCTTCTTCAGGGTGCCAACGTCATCGATGTCAAATCGGTATTGACGACGGGAGAGACGACAGCGGCGGGTGTCATTCGGGCGAACCTGGCGGTTGACCGGGATGTGAAGGCTGAGGTGCTGGCTCCTTCCGGGATTTTCATCGAGCGTTTGGACCGCACAGTAAAGATCACGGTCACGGGTTTGGAGGACGAGGAGGTGACGGGGTACAACTTCTACGCCTCCGCCTTTCCCGGAGGCGGGATCACCGGGTACAAGAGGGTCAGCATCCAGCCTGTCATCTCCTATGACACAGAGGAGGTCTTGTCTCTTATCGGCATCCTAGACGTGGACATGGATGTGCCTCTGAACGATGATGGCACACCCCTAGCCAATCCTCTGCTTTTCCGCACCATGGGGATGCAGGTGAATCTTGCGGGCGACATCCTCCAGTCGGACTTTGACGAGAGTATTCGGATACCGGACAGCACGACCCATTTCCGCACCTCTGTTGGGATAGACTCAGTTTCTCTCGTGAAGAAGTTCTCCTTCACACACAATCGAGCGGCACTGCCTACGGATGCGAAAAATCCAGCGGTTCCATACAATGACTTCCAGGCCCTCCCCGATGAGGATCCCCTGTACTATGCGGTCACTGCCATCTACCTCATCGATGGTGTGGAGTACGAATCTCAGGTGTCCCAGGAGGTTGCGGGGGCACCTCTCATCGTGACCCCCCAGGTAGCGAACCTCCCGGCTGTTTCCCGGCAGCAGGTCGTGCGAGACACCACACTGGCGATCTTCCGGTCCCACCCCGAAGTGGACGTGAAGCCCGGCTCTTACCTCAGGGACACCTTCATCGACCCCTTCTCTACGGAGGCGGAACGTATCCGTTTCATCGTGGGGTTCCTCCAGGCGGGGCAGAGCTTCACCACGCTGCTGGCTATCGATGACCCCACTGGGTCGGGTACGTCGCTACCTGTGACACAGAGTCCGTACAAGATTGCCCTCAAGCAGGCGTTCTACCTGCAAGACACGGCATCGGTACAGAACCTGGTGGACAATGCTTTCGACCATCTGGCAGCCAGGCGAGGGGTTCAGCGGCGGGCTGGGTACCGTGCCCATGGTGAGGTGCTCTTCTATGTGACCAACCGACCGACCTCTACCCGCTTTATCCCGATTGGGACGATTGTGACGAGCGGTTCAGTGAGGTTCCGCACTACGTCCGCAGCCCGTATCTCACCCACAGGGACAGGGACGACCTACAGTCCTGCCACCGGACGCTGGACGACCCGAGCCTACGTCCAGGCGCTGGAGGCGGGGGAAGCAGGGAACCTGACGAGAGATCAGATCCGCACCGTTCAGAATGGCCCCACCGATGTACAGGTCACGAACCCGAACAACACCTTCGGTGGTCGAAACACGGAGTCCAACTACGCCCTTGCGATTCGTGCAGACGGCGTATTGGCTTCGGTGGATTCGGGGACGTACAGGGGTCTCACTCAGGATGCCTCGGATGTGCCTGGGGTGCGTCAGGTGAACGTGGTAGAGGCAGGGCACACCCTCATGATGAGGGACTTGGATGTCACAACAGGCAGGCACTGGGGCGGCAAGGTGGATGTGTGGACCCGTGGAGACAGTAGTGCCACGCTCACCGACTCCTTTGCCTTCTCGTTCGAGTCGGTAATCGACGGACAGTTCGAGGCAGTGGGGGACATCGGAAACCTCAAGTTCCGGGCGATCAACTCCCGTGTGACCGAGGACTTCCCCATCATTGAGATGCTCAACATCCCTGACTGGGAGTTGGAGTTCAGGGACGAAACGAAGGGGACTGTGCTGGACCTGAGGGACGCTGAGATCATCCGACCGGATGGGTTGCAGCTTTCCGCCACCTACAATGATCCGACGCTGTTGCACTATCTGGACGTGTTCCGAGGCTCCTACCGCTTCCGCACGAGTAACAAGTTCGTGTTCAGCCGTCAGCCCGTGGGCGAGATCAACTCCTTCTACAAGCTGCTGGCCTCGGGTGACAAGAGCGTCGTCAGCACCTCGGCATACAAGCTATTCCATCCAGGCGACCCAATGGTGCTGGGACGGTCCACAGAGGCTGGGGACTACATCCAGGTGGTGGAGCCTCTGGACGGGACACCTCCTGTGAACATTCCCTCCGGTGACCCCATCGTGATCACGGGGGAGAGTCACGTACTCCTCTCCGGGCCTGAGTATCTGGAGAACCTCGGGATTAACCCATACACGGTCCACGTCTACAACTTTGACCGTTCCATCGAGTACAACGGTCCCTTCCACTCTTCCTCAGTCAAGGATTACACCCTGGTAGAGGAGGTGGATGAGACTCCCGTTGCCTTTGTCCCGGTTACGGGCGGGCGGTTGTTGGAAGGGATGCAAGTCATCGTTGACTATCAGCACGACGAAAACTACTCGGTGGAGTACATGATCAACGCCGTGGTTCAGGCCGTGCAGAACGCAGTGGACCTGAGCAGGCACGCCACCGCTGACGTGGTGTCCAAGGAGTCCATCCCGGCGGGTGTGAATATTTCCGGGACGGTTGTCATCCTCAGGAACCAGCAGTCCTCGGTGGTGGACGGCAACATCCGCACAGAGTTGGGTCGAGTGTTCGGGGCAATGACCCTGGCCCAGCCTCTCCGTCAGAGCGACGTCATCAGTGCAATCGAAACGGTGCAGGGAGTGTCCTACGCTGTAGTTCCTCTGACCCATCTGGCCAGGCAGGACGGTTCTACTGTGGTGCGGGAAGAGGTTGTGACCTCGCAGGGAGGCACAGATTGGGTAGACATTTCCTCCGTTTCAACTCACGCCTGGCATGACGATGCTGTGACGATCTACTTGGTCACCAACCCCCTGTACAGTAACACCACGGATGGGGGCGGCGACTACAACGAATTCCGAGGCGTTTTCATTGACGACGTTCCCCAGACCCTCTTTGACGTTGTGCCTCAATTCGACGGGGCACCGCTTAAGGGCGTGGCCAACGGGGCGTGCATCATCGGTGACGATGGGATGAGCATCCCAGGGTACCTTGGGGCCACGGCCAACAGGATCTTGCTGGCACTCCCTACGGGGGTGAATCCTTCGGACGGTACCTTGAAGGTGACCTACATTGCCATGGACGACAGCGGGGTGAAGAACATCGAACCGGGGCCTGCGGAGTATCTGGTGTTGGGTGACCTGGAGTTTACCTATGATGAGGACCGGGACTTCTCGGCTCTGGTGACAGGGCGGAGCTAATGACAATCATCACCGTCAGATGGCGGGAAGGTGGCGAACGCATGGAGAAGGCCGTGGAGAGGCTGCCCTGGACGGGTCACATCCTGGACGAGGTGATCTTTCACCGACCCCCCACCGTTTTGGAGTTGGCTGCCTTGACGCAGCATCTCAGGGGGCCGAGGACCCGTTGGAAGATGCTGACGGATAAGGGGTGGCGTGGGGGCTCAATCTGGGGGGCACGGGATGGCTGATCCTACGGACAAAAACCTCCTGCCAGGACTGCTGGCGCAGAATCCGTCCCTCTGGGAAAAGGACTCCCAGGATCATAAACGGAAGGTGCAGGAGCAGGTAGAGCGGGTGATGACGGTGTTCCGCCAACTCATCCCCAGCAACTATGTTAGCAATGTGCCTGGTCCTTTCTACATGACGCAGTTCCAGTCGGCAGCGGAGCAGATTGCCGACTTCCAGATCACGGCCCAAGAGGTCTTTGCTGACTCGTTCTATGATTTCACCCGTTCCGAGGTGCTCTATCAGATCCTTGGTGATCTGGTGTTCCCCGACGCCCGGACCTATGGGTATCCTGAGCTTGAGGGCGACCTGACCTACAGAGTGTTCCTCCAACGGATGGTGGTCCTTCTCCTTCGGGGAGCCACGACCTCGGTGCAGAAGGACGGTGTAGAGTTGCTCACGACTGCCACCGTCCAGGTGTTGGAGCGGGGCATAGAGGCCCGCAAACTCCTTGTGAGGGATGCGGACGGCACACTTCGCCCGACCTCCGCCTGGGCTGAAGCCGACGCTTTCACTTTTGAGATCAATATCAGCCAAGTGGCCGGAACTGTTGAGATTGACGGGGTCTCCGTTCCGCTGTACGGCTTCCCTGAGGACCCCTTCAAACTCCAGCGGAACGTCTATCTGGTGCTCCGGGCGCTGAAACCCGCCCACGCCCTTTATGACTATCGCCATCTCTTCCTGGACACCTTCGGGGAGATGTTCTCTGATGTTCACCGGGTCGACATGTCCTCCTACTACTACCAGGACTTCAGGCGGTACTGTCTCGGGGCCAAGAGGGTAGCAGGAACGGCGGGGATCACCTGGGCGAACAAGACCCTGTTCAGCGATCACCAGAGGGACTTCACGGGGATTGATCCCACGGCAATGCTGACTATCCTCTCCGGTCTGAACTCAATCCATGTTGGGGGCACTGAAGGGACACCCGCTTCCCAGGATATGTGCCACGTCGGTCGGTACGAGGTTCTGGAAGTTAAGTTTTTTGTTCAGGACGATCAGGTTGCCCGGCAGTACACCACGTTTCCCACGGGGCTGACGGGGTCGGCAACGGTGTCCGGGGACGAATTAGAGGACACGGCGCAGCTTTCCTGGCACACGATCCAGGAGGGTGAAATTCTGACCCTCCTGAGTGGCCCCAATGCAGGCTCCTATCGACTCAAGACTGTGTTGGGACAGTACGGGGGACCAGCGGGTAGCACATTGATAGCAGCACCGGCTACAGGGGTGAAGGTTGCCCCCAGCATCCTCCGGCTTCGTCGTCGGATGGGGGTCAGTGCTACTGGGCAGTCCTATGAGGTTCAGGTGGACAGGTTGGGAGTGCAGGAACCTCGTTTGGCTAGTCAGGAAGATGCCACCGTACAGTTTCTCATCTAAGCCGTCCATTGATGCGCCTATAAATTCGGTAGGGTGAGGTCTAGTCTGAAAGAAGTTGGGTTTGGGGTTACAGACTGTGGAGAGGGGACACAATGGTTTTACGTGAGAAAGTGCTCAAGTTGGCCCACGACCGGCCAGAATTTCGGAAGTACCTTGTTCCTTTGTTGAGAAGGTGTGCTGCTTCGACTCCCTCCTACCAGGAGTACGTGGACAAGAAGAGACAGAAGAATGAGCGTCCTCTCTCCAAGGATAAGTGGGAGAGGAGGGTGCTGCGCAACCGGGGGATCTCTGAGGGCCACGAAGAGTGGAAGAAGGACGAAGCGGCCAAGAAGGACCTGAAGAAGACGGATAAGTCCGACACCAAACGGAAGGACCGAAAGGAATTGTCCGATAAAGTTGTGAAATCCAGGGGTCTCAAGGATAAGGATCTTGAAGAAGTTCAGGCCTATCAGAAGAAGAATGTGAAGCCGGGTCAGAAGGGCAAATTGAAGCCCTGGGAACTCAAAGCTAAGTTCTTGGCAAAGGCCAGCCCTGAAACGAAAGAACGGATGAAGGGGCTGAACAACCAGGAGTTCATGGCGGTTCTCAATGCTATCATGGATGAGGACGAGGGTTAACCCAGTTTTTAGCCAATGAGGTAGGAGAACGTTTCTAGGGTTCTTGACAGTGTGTAACGGGGCGCTGGTTTCGGCATTAGCTGAAACGAAACTGTCCTCGTTGGAGTAGGGGCTAATTCCTACGTTTTTGTGCGTGGGGAAAGGTAGCAGAAGCCATGGCAGCGGTAATCGTCAGTAAACTATACACCTCTCCGGTTGGCCCCCAGGTTGGACCCACCGAGACGGGGATCAGCAGGAACGATCTACAAAAGGGCTACCGTGTGGTCTGTGAGTCACTTAACGTGGCGACGACCTACAGTTGGTCCCTTGTGTTCACTCCGGATTCCCCTGGCCCCACAGCGGCCTCTGGGAACGACTTCACAGGTACTCCGTCCACTGCGGGCCTGCTGCCCCCCGAGGGTAGCACGTCGGCCACGTGCAAGTTTGATGTAGACTGGGACGGTTCCTACCTCATCCGTCTCATCACTGATGCGGGCACGGTAGACGAGGACTCTCAGTTCATCCGGCTTCGATTGATGACTACCTTCGGTGATCTGAAGCTCATCGCCGCCGGGGAGCGTCGGGACCAAGGTGGTGTGGTTCCTGTGGACGCAGCGACCGAAGGGTGGTCGGATGTCCAGAACCAGAACATCCAGCGGCTGATGCTGATGGTGCGCCGGGGAATGACTACGGGCCGGACGCTCTACGTTGATCCCAACAGGGGGCGGACCTTCCTTACCTCTCAGGCGTCCGACGATACTACAAATATCGTGCGTGTCCCCGGACCGGACTCCGCAGCGAGAGATGAGAGTGGGATGCGGATGTCGGCGGTAGGGTGTGGGGACTTCTCCTCCATCTCTGAAGCCA